TAACGTCTTGTTTGTCAAAGTTTGTGTGTCGGTAAGAGTAACTACATATTCAATTACTCCGGCAGAGTTTTTAGTGCGAATAGTCATTATTCAACACCTCCTACTAAAATTAAGCGTCTGCTGTAACGCGTACAAAATCAGTTGCGCTACAAGCAAGTATAGCAGATTTGGCAGATGCTACTGCAATACCTGTTTGGCCAGCTACTTTAATCGTTACCGCATAACCAGATGCGTTAACAACGTGCAGTATTTTACCATTAATTGCAGTTGGGAAGATTAGGTCTTTAGCTGCGGTCAGAGTCGTAAACAATACGCCAACATCAGCGGCCTGTTGAGCGGTTAGAGTTGTATCATCGGCCATACCAGTGATAGTCAAAACAGGATTAACTGCCGATACAGCATTTGCTGAACCACTAGCTGTTATAGCGATAGTCATTATTAATCACCTCGTTTATAAATTTAAGAGTATATCATTACCTTTTTTTAATTGCATATGAACCATTAAGTGGCAAGAACCACACAAACAAACCAAGTTTTCTATATTGTGATTAGGGTTTTCTAGTGTGCCAGAGCAATCAATATGATGTACTGCAAGTCTATATGAAGAACCACATAACACGCATTTAAAGTTATCGCGAATTAAAACTGCTTTTTTATTTCCACCAAAACGCGATTTGTCAAGTTCTATTATGCGATTTGCTTTACATTTACACTTATTACTACAATACATTTGATGCCTAGCTCTTTGTTTTATTTCAAATTCAGAACCACATACTGGACAAATACGTATTCTATCTTCTGTTTGAAAATTTTGCTTCCTAGTTTCGCTGCGTTTTTTTGACTGTTTTTGGTGTCCAAATATTGTGGCACATTCATCTGAACAAAATTTTTGGAACGGTCTGTTTTGTGTAAATTCTTGATTACACGTTGGACATTTTAAAATTTGTAATTTGGTTTCGCGTTGCATTGAACGTTTTGAGTCTGGAGAGCATGTTGTACAATATACTTGATTGTAGTTTTTAGGTATAAATTCACACCCACATACTTTACATGATTTCACATAAATCACCTCAAGTATACTATACAACATTATTCTCCAATTGTCAATACCTTATGGGTTACGCTCCGACACTACCCACAATGCCTCTCCAGTCTGACACTCCGTAGGAATATCGCATTCTCCCAGCATATTTGGCAACCCAGTTATCGCTATCGTTTGACTTAGCAAACTCAGGACGGACCCTCCAATAGAACGATGCCATAGCACGTTTGGAGTCCATGATGAACCATGCATCTGAGTCGGTCAGATAATCCCAAACAAACACTTTCAAGCGACCAGAGAGAGTGTTGATGTCGTTATCTGCTGTGCCAGGTTTTTGAGTGGACTTAGTTAACTCAAGAGCCAACCATTCCAAACCAGGCGGTACTATAAGAGTGTCTGCGGTAAATACAGCCAATTTACCTGCTTCGTCTTTAATTGCTCTCATTTTGTTGATAGCTGCTTTGAGAGTTGTGTCTGAAAGAGCACCGGTAGCAAGGTTATCACCGGCAGTTCCGCCGTCAAGACGAGGGTGAGCAGCAGAACATAACGGTTGACCATCGTAAATCGTTACACCAGAAGCTGCGAATGCATTATTAAATACACTAACTGCATCTGTTTCTACTTTACTACGACCTGCGCGAGCAAGGTCTTCTGGCATTTTAGCTATAATCCCATAAAGTTCGTCTTCATACAACCTTTTACCGATTGCAAAACCAGAAGCAAACTCGCTGTGAGTATAGGTTCTTTCCAGACCTTTGGGGATTTTCTGGAAGGCTACGTTATCAGTTTCATTAACGCGCTCTGTCCAAGGACTAAAAGCACCCATTCCGAGTTCTGTAACAGTTGAAGTCGTGGACTTCTTAATCTTAAAGATTTTATCGAATTGGGCAGGAGACTCGTCTAACGTGTTATAAAACACTGAACTAAGTCCAGGCAGTAACAAGTCCGACCAATCGGTTGATATATGGGTATTGACAGCGGTTGGTGTCATTGTCATTTAAAGTCACCTCTTATGTTTTTGATATTCGGACTCTGTAAGTCCAAGATTAATTGCTATTCTACGTTCCTCTGGTGTAAGTACTGTAGATGTTTGAACTGTACCATCATTACCAGAGATTATTGTGCTAGTTGAAATACCGTCCCTTCTGATTTGCTCCGTTATCTCTTTACGTATTTGAGCTTCGAGTGCGGCTCTGTCTATAGGAGTGGTTGCGGCTCGTTCTGTTTTAATAGAATTCCACACCAGTTCCAAGTCAGCAATGCCTTTCTCGTTTGCTACTCTCAACGTTTCGAGTTCGTCGAAATCAGCATTTGATGCCTTGAGTCTTGATAACTCTGCATCAAGTTTCATTGTCGCAAGTTCCACATTTAATTTCTCAATTTCCTTAGCTACTGGATGAAGTCCTTCGAGTGGAGTGTTTGCAACGTTTATTTTGCTTATATCACCTGATTGTATTGCTTGAGCTATTTGCGGATTAGAACCAAGAAAGTTATACAATTCAAGTGCTTTCTCTGCTTCTTTGCGTTGAGCAGCTACTTGTTGTGTTTTCTTGGTATAATCTGATTGGCGCATATAGCCTTGTTTCCATTCTTTAATTTCTTCTCGTTTAACTTTACCAATACCTTCGATTTCTATTTCATCAGATACTGGTTGTGTTTCAACGACTGGTTCTACAACTGGTTCAACTATTGGTTGTGTTTCTTTTGGTTCTTGAAAAGCTGATTGGATTATTGTTTCTTCTTTTGGTTCCGGTTGTACCAATTGAACGTTGTCAATAGTTTCCGGATTATCAACAAAAGCATTAGACATGTAAATTCCTCCTTGAACCTGCTAAGCAGTTATTCAATTATATATTTAGTATTTTATATGCAGTGCTAGCAACTACCGGTACTGCATCTATACCACCAGCGAAATCTGTAGACGATATAGCAGCTGTAAACGCAGTTGCTCCAGTTCCACTTGCAACTGATGTAAAAGCTGGCAAAGCATCTATAACTCCGGCAATTAAAGTGGCTGTATTTTTAGCATTATCTAATGCTCCAGCTCCATCTGTTCCGAGTGTTACTGTAATAGTGCTATCAGCTAACGCAGCGGCTAAAGTAACATCATTTCCTTCTCCTGCAACTACTACAATATCATATGCATTACCAGCAGCACCTGCTGTAACTACAGTTGTAGTAACAACTCCATCTGTTCCAGTGCCAATCGCAGCAGACGCTGCCACTGCAGCAACTATTGCAGGAAATGTCAATGTAGTCGCATTATTTGCCGTTATTTTGCGCAAATATTCTATACCGCCCAAAACAACAGAAGCAATCTTATTAGCAAAAATATTTGTTTCAAAGTTTTTAGTAGCATCTACAATTGTAGTAGTAGAACCGCCACTCGCTGTTCCGCTATACACGACCAAGCCAACATTACCAATGTCATTAGTTCCGGCAGGTAAGGCCGAAACGACCTGCACTCCATTTGTAGTGCCTGGAGTTGTTTGGTTTATCGATACTTGACCGAGAACCAAAGAACCGGCTGTTAGTTTTACATCTAATGGATTAGTACTTTTTATAACTCCATCAACATTGCTTATTAAACTCACTTATACCACCTCATACCAAAAGAAATTTATACGTCATTCTTGTTACCATTTATTTTCACCTCACATCATTGGAGGAACACCCATTTGCGGAGGCATCTGTTGTGGCATTTGTTGTGGCATTTGTTGTTGCGGTTGTGCATCTTGCATAAGCAATTGCATCAAAGCTGGGTCGTTTTTAATAATTTCTATAACTTGCATGATTTGTTCGTCAGTCATTTGACCTACTCCCATATCGCCTGGAAGTTGTTCTTGCATTGGCATTTGCGCTGGAGGTGTGGCCATTGCTTGAAGATTGGCTTGTTCTTCTTGTCTTTTAGCTTCTACTTGTTGTGTTAACGCTTGGAATTTCTCCATAATGCGTTTTTTATCAGGAACGTTGGTGTAATATAAAACAGTTTCCCTATCAACCATTGGCAAACCATCTTCGCCAACAGTTTGGGCCAATCTAATCATCATATCTAACATTGCAGGTCTATTCATTGGCATTGTACTTCCTGCGACAATATCAAAATCTATATCTTCTTTAATATCGTCTTTAGTTATACTAACCAATTGATATTGACCATCTTTGTCTATAAACCTAGTAAATCTATCAGTTTTCCAAAACTGTTGTATCCGACTATACCACATTTCTCCAATATTCGATAAACTCAATTCCATCATTTTTACTTTAAGTCTAATTCTAGCCTGTGCTGCCTCTTGTAGTGCAAGTATTGCAGATGCAGCGGTAACACTTCCAGGTTTTCTTCCTTGTGTTACATCGTGTATGCCAGAGATTATCTCTATATCGCTTTTCAAAGCACCAATAAGCTCTTGTACATAACTAGGCAAAGTAGGAGCTTGTAGGCGGTCTACGCGAGAACCAGGATTTTTTCGTATAATTAAACCAGGTCTATTTGTAAGTTGCCCTTTTCCAATACCAGAATTTTTATCAAGTACCCAAGGCATATTAGCTGTAAGTTTAGCAGTATCAATGACTTGGTTTACTAATTCGTTAATGTAAGTTTGTGGGGAAAGTAGTTGCTCAACTTCACCTTTCCCCCAAAACTCAAATGGAACATCATAGCATTTAATCAATTCAAATGGGAATTTGCCATCTTTGTAAGGGTTTTCTTTGTCTTCTAGTATAATACTTATTTCTGGACAAGCTATAACTACCCTTCCGTTTTTATATTTTTGGCTACGCTTTTTGAGTATTTTACCATCTTCATCTTGTACTTCTTCGTCTTCCATTGTTACATAGTCTCGCATGTAGCACTCTAAAACTAAAACTTGATTGCTTACGCTAGTTGTGTCTGCGCCAAACGGTACGAGGTCTGTATAGTTTATCGTACCACCTTCTAATAAATCAGCTTTGTTTGGATATTTAAGTTTTAGCGAGTTAACATGTTTATATGTTGCATAGATTATGTATTCAGCATCGTCTACACAAGTAGCCATTGGGTCAGGAAAAAGATTAAAAGGATTAATTAAAACAGGTCTTACATTTCCCAAGTTTTTATTAGCTTTACCATCCCACAATATAGCAAAAACAGCAGTACCAATTTGTAAAGCCAATGTCAAAGCAGTATTAAGTTTATTAGACATTTTAGTTCTATTCCACTCTGCTTCGATAATGTGTTGTATTTTTTCTGCAACAGCAACTCCTTCTGGGGTTTTAGGCATTGCCATTATTTTTGGGTCATTATCAACCATAATTGGTTTAATAGTTTCTATTGTTGCAAATACAAAATTAGATATTTCATCTGATTTGTAATCAGGACGCTGCGATGTTTCAAAATAATCAGAGTTATATGCATCAATACATTTTTGCCATACCGATTGTTTGGCTTCTTTTGCATTTCTAGCATCTAATAATTTAGTATTCAAATCGTTACAAAGGTTAATTTCTTCTTGAGTTCTACCTTCTAACGTAACAACTTTCTTTTTCTTTTTAGTATCGCTAAGATTAATACCAAATACCAATTTGGTTCACCTCTTTATAGTGAAAATTCCTCTGCGTCTTCTTTAGCTAAATCATATTCGATTGGGTCATTTTTTATCGAGTCTTCAAAATACTGCTGTTTGGTTTCGTCTTTAGGCTGCTCTGGTTCAAATTGCTCTCCAATGCCCTCTAGCATTAGCTGTAAAGCAATTGCAACTGCAATAATTGTATCATCGTGAGCTCCAGATTGAGCGTTGAAAGAATTGTCAGAGTCAACTATATAAGTAAAACATTCACTAATAAAAGTGTCCCAATAAATTCCTAAATATTTTTCTCGAATATAGCTTGCTAACATATTTATCATAAGTGGTTTTGTTCTACGATTAGTGTTCCAGCCCATTTTTTCGCTTACTAAATCGCCCAATTTGCTATAATTTTTCTCGTAATATATGTTCCAATATTCTTGTTTAATTATAGACCTTAACGTTGTACCGCCATGATTGTTGTTTTCAATGCCAGTATATGCTTCATTGTAGAATTTTGCTAACTTAACTACTTCATTACCAAACAAATCAGGGTCTAATTTGCCATGCCACGAAGCAACAATGTCAAATGCTTCATCGATAACTACAGCACAGGAAAAGTCACCTTTTGCTAGACCTTCCGAAACGTCTCCGCCGATACAATAAAATCTATCTTTAATTGGCATCTTCCAGATGCGAACGAAACCGCTTCCATCAGACTCTGGTACAATTTGTCCACTTTTATCTTGCAAATAACCTCTAAAAATAGGCTCTTGTTTTTTAGCAGCATATTCTTTAAGAGAGTTTGCGTTAAACACAGGCCTACCAGAAGATATAAATGCTTCTTCTGGAGTTGATGGATATTCTTGCCTAAACAAGTCAAGATTACCGTTTAATTTATTATTTATACACCATCTACGCCAATGTAACTGTTCCCAAGATAAATCAAATTGTTCTTTTATCAAAAATTCTTCTGTTTTGACAATTCTACCATCTGGGTCAATTACTTTGCGTTCTATTTCGTCTATAAACGCATTGCGTTCGTAGTCAGAAATAAATGGTTTAGAGTATTCAGGATTATCAAACCAAGGTAAAAATATCGGTAAATACTCATTTTCCCCTCTAACAGCCTTCCACCAGAAATCATAAAACCAACCACCAACTCCGTTTGCTGTAGACTCAATAAAGATTGAAGAGTTCGGCGTATCAGGTATGCACTGTAAAAGACCGGTCATTAGTGTTTCTGGATTTTCAAAAAAAGCTACCTCAGAAACGTGTACATTATGTATCATCATAGACCTTGCAGTTTGAACGTTTTTTGCAGTAGCTACGGTGATTTTAGAGCGTAGTCCAGGATTTTGAATTTTAATTGCTTCGTCTGTTGCTGGATTTTCAAACGCTAAAGCTTGCTCATTAGAATATTTCTTCATTGGTCGAATTGCAGTAGGCAACTCTTCGTAAAACAGTTTAGACATACCAAATAGGTTTTGTGTAGCTTTGTCTTCATGAGCGATAATTAAAGAGTTAACGAAACTATTACAAGCTGTACTATGAAATATCTCCCCTTCGCAATAAGTTGAAATCCCGTGTTGTCTTGCTTTAAGCCAAATAACCCTAACAGGTAAGCCTTTATCTTTTTGATGTTTTTTAATCAAATCAGCAGACTTTTGTTGCATAGGGTTAAGTTTAAACTTTTGTAATTCGCCAGTTTTAGTTTTGATTTTTAAAAAATTCTCAATATAGAACTGGTCGTCGGTCTTAATACGTTGCAATAATTTGTCATAGTTTATAGCGACCATACGTTCACCTCTATACTCTTTCTATTATACCACATAATTGAAAATAATGCAAGCTTTTTTAATCATTACTTACGGTAAAATCTCCATCTACAAATTCTTCTGGATTATCTATAGTTTTGATTAAATCTTTCATCGATTGTTCATACGTTCTTATGTTTACGTCAATCTCTTGTTTGGTGGTTGCTTTGTGTCCAGTACGGTCTAAAACGTCTCTAACTGCTTGATATTTTATACCATCTATATCTGAGTCTAATAGTTCATTTAACTTGTCTATAGCCTTCATATTGAGCGATTTAATGCGTTGCATAACCATATCGTGCTCTTCTGCCTGATATACATTGATAGCTGATTTAACTCTATCAGATTTTAACCATTTACGCACTGTAGCCGGCTGAACATGAAGGAGTTGAGCTATTTTAGGTACACTATAAGCACCGCTAAGCCATAAATGAGAAGCTCTCTGTAGTTTGGCAGGCAATAACTCAAAAGCCTCGTCTACTTCTGTATCTACCAAGATACCAATGTCTTCTCCGGGCGTTACAGTGTTAACAATCGCCTTAGTATCCATTTGCTCACCTCAATATGTGGTTAAATTTACGTTTCGGATAAAGAACCACAAATTCTTTAGCTAAACGGTCTATCATTTGTTCATAGTATTTATTATACATTAGATATCCGCTTTTAGTATCATTATCTTCGTCGATTATATCTGTAAACTGTACTGCTAATTCATGTGCTTTAAACGTTTGAAAATGCTTTAACTCGTGTACAAGAGTTATATACCAGTCTAAACAATCAGATGATATTTCTATATGCACTGCATTGTTTATTGGCACTATAAATATTTGTCCTTGCACCTCTCCTTCGCTCTCTTCTCGTTGCAACTCTTCTGTAGGTTTATATACTACGTCAATATCATAATCTTGTATCCGCATAATTTTTTGTAATTCCTGGCAAATCAGATTAAGTTGCTTTTCTGTTGGCATATATTATACCCCGTATTTTTTATTGGCTTGCATAACAGGGTCAACGTGTTTTTCAAAGACCTCTACACCAGCCTCAAATTCCATATCGTCTATGATTTGCACAAATTCACCGTTATCGTAAAACTCTTTGTTTTTTATTGGGTTATATTTTACATCTATACCTTTTTTATCTTCTGGTTCTTCAACTGATAAATCTTCTATGTTTGGATTGTAGCCATATAATAGGCATTGAATATCTTGAAACGTGCGATATTGTAAGATAATCAGAGCTATTAAGAGTATAAATCCGATAAAGTAGAAAAAATAGTTAATCATTAGCTTTAAACCCCCTTGACAAAATTAATAAAGTATGATACCCTAATACACTCTATAGTATAGTGACTATAGTATATAAGTATATATAATATATATATAATATATAATAACGTTAATAACGTTATTATATACTCTAAGGTATTAAGATAGAGTCTATATATATTTACTTCGTAAATATATATATCCTCTATAACACTGTTTTGAAATTTCGCTAGAAATTTCAGCCAAAGGCTACTTACTAAAATACATTTAGCTAACACATGTTTACATTATACCATAAAAAAGTATATATTGCAACTCTTTTAACGTCTAAACTCTTCCTAGAGTCTTTACAATCCTCTAAGAACGGCAGAACATAGAATACAGGTTTTAAAACGTTTACTACCTCTCATCTGATTTGATGAAATAGTCTCTACACATTGGTGGGTGTTGGTGTTTTTAAACACTGTTTATAAATAGTCTGAAAATTTTATATTATATTTTTTTGTAGGCGTGAATTGTGAGAATATTTAGTGCGTTTATATATGGCGTTGGTTTTGTGCAGAGTTGTATGAATATTGGCTTGTATTTTTGAACGTTGTATAGTTTTTAGAGAGTTGTACAGGTTTTGTGTAGCGTATTTCTAAACGTTGTATAGTTTTTAGAGATAGTGAAATGGGTCTTTATACTCTACTCACAACTCGCTTTACCCCTGTTCAGATTTCGCCCTACCCGGGGCATGCGTTTAGCTTATAGAACGTACGTTCGATTGAGTTAAGCACCCCTCCCCCACTTTAAAAGAGTAGTGTTGGTGAGGAGGGAAG